GGCTGGAGAGAGGGCAACATTGTGAAATACATAACTCGTCACTCTGAAAAAGGAAAAGCAAAAGACGTTAGAAAGATAATACATTTCGCTTTAATGATTTTGGAGGATGAGTATGGAGAAGAATACGAAATTAGATCTGTGGACTGAGTGGATGTTTGAAGAATACTTTCCAGATTTATCACAAGAAAAATACCTTGCTGTTGACTTGGAGACCTGTGATTTAAAACTACTGACTCACGGTTCAGGTTGGGCAACAGGCAACGGTTATGTCACAGGTTTTGCTTTGGCCACAAAAGACTGGCAGGCCTACTATCCTATCGCTCATGAAGGCGGGGATAACATGGACCCAGACAAAGTTATTCCTTGGATAAAGAAAACATTGTCTTACGACATGCCAAAAATATTTCACAATGCTTCTTACGATATCGGTTGGTTGCGTTCTATGGGCATAACCGTAAATGGTACTATACATGACACGATGATTTCAAGTGCTTTGATTGATGAAAATAGATTTTCGTTTACTTTAAATAGTTTAGCTAAAGATAAATTAGGCACAACGAAGAACGAAGACGAACTTATTGCTTACGCACAGAGCGCCGGTATCGATCCAAAGAAAGAAATGTACAGAGTGCCTGCTATGTATGTAGGGCATTACGCGGAACAAGATGCACGGCTCACGTACGATTTATTCTTTCACAATCAAAAAGAAATAGAAGAACAGAAACTTCAACAGATATACGACCTTGAAACACGACTGCAACCTTGTCTAATCGATATGCGAGCACAGGGTGTCCGAGTTGATTTGCAAGCCGCAGAGAATGCAAAGAAAGATTTAATCGTAGATGAAGAGGCGGCACTGCTTCAGATAAAAAAATTATCTGGTATTGATGTAAATGTTTGGGCGGCAGCTTCTGTAGCCAAAGCGTTTGATAGTATGAAGATACCTTACAGTAGAACGGCAACGGGCAAGCCAAGCTTTACAAAAAACTTTTTATCAAAGCACAAGTCAGACCTTGCACAGCTAATTATCAAAGCCAGAGAATCAAACAAAGCATACACGACATTTATTGACAGCATCATGCGCCATCAACACAAAGGCAGAATACATTCTGAGATCCATCAAATGAGAAGCGATGACAAAGGCACAGTGACCGGACGATTTAGTTATAGCAACCCAAACTTGCAACAGATACCTGCTAGGAACAAAGAGATTAAGAACAAGATACGTTCTTTGTTTATACCAGAGAAAGGCAAGAAGTGGGGGAGCTTTGACTACTCACAGCAGGAACCACGAATGGTGGTGCACTTTGCGGAAAGAGTGAACGAAGCGGATGGATTTACCTATGAATCGAAACGACCAAGCATGGATACTAAATATTTTATTGAGGGCTACAAATCAGGGGACGCAGACTTTCACGACATGGTTGCAGAGATGGCTAATATAGAAAGGTCGGCGGCCAAGACAATTAACCTTGGTTTGTTTTATGGTATGGGTCGAGGCAAACTAAAAGAAACCTTGGGCATCGATGATGAGACAGCCGAAGTATTGATCAATGACTATAACGATAAAGTTCCGTTTGTTAAACAGCTGTCACAGCGCGCCATGGAGTCAATGGAGAGCAAGGGCTACGTGACCACGGTCTACGGCCGACGGTGCCGTTCGTTTGGTTTCGTGCCAATAAGATGGGGCGTGTCTGGTTTTTACAAAACAGAAAAAGAAGCAGAAGATGCTCTGGGCAAGTATGGTTATAAAAAAGCTTATACATACAAAGCGTTAAATAAATTGGTTCAAGGATCGTCCGCCGATCAAACAAAGAAAGCAATGGTGGACTTGTACGAGCAGGATGGTATCATACCGCATATACAAGTTCACGATGAACTTAATATATCCATCGAAAACGAGGAACAAGCAAAGAGGATTATTAACGTTATGGAGCATTGCATTAAACTCAACGTACCGAGCAAGGTCGACTGTGAGATCGCGGACAATTGGGGCGATGCCAAAGGGTCGTGACCGACAACATCATATACTTTTCGTTGTGTCCTTCGTGCAACCGAATGACAACGATGAGGCCGTTTGGAAAGAAGAAAAACGTTTTCTACTGCAAACATTGTAAGGCACAGTACAAGCAACACATCAACGGCAAGATTGTATATATACCTTTGCATGTTGCTGATCTTGTAGAGCAAACAATCAGAGATCACTACACAAGCGATCCAGAAATAGATGTAAATTTTACGATAGACTTTGAACCCGACTTCGAACCTGACGAATCTACTTAATATCTTTCAAGTGATCGAACATCAAACCTACAACGGTTGATGGTCTGCCGTCGGAGTGGTAAGTAGCGCAGTCAACAAGCTCTTCAAGGGGCGTTCCGTTTTGCAAAGCAACAGATATAATACGACCAATTTCTGTAAGAATATCAAAGCGTTCCGTGCCAGACTTGCCTCCGCCGTTTATCCAAACTTCTTTTATTTTGTTGTCTGAGAAGGACATCGTGATCACATACGGCATGCCGTTTGCGTCTCTTATAGTTTCTTTGAAACATGGTCTGTGGTTTTCTAGTTCTTGGCGCATCTTATACCTTTCTTGTTGACAATATGGTAGAATCTACTATATCTTGGGGTACATTACAACAAAATATGGAGGGTTTCCATGATTTTAGAGGATGATTTTCCAGTGCATAGTTTTGTACTGGCCGGCGAGGCGGCAAGTTTGAAAAATAAAGTTGATCTTTTAGAACAACAAAACAAAGCGCTTCGTGATCAAGTAAAAGAACTTGAGGTTAGCCTAGAGCAAGCCATCGGCCCTAGAAGATACGAACACGCACTGTAAAGAATAAAATACAGAAAGGAAAAGAATGCCTGACATTCGAAAGTACAGTTCTGTCTCTGTGAATAAAAAGACATACAAAGAATTGGTGGCCTTAGCTGAGGCTTTGTCAGATAAACTGGGCATGGACATGTCTATCTCAAAGACGATAGAGCACCTTGCTACACAAAAAGCAAAGCAAATGAAGTTGAATGGCCATTCAAAATCTTAAATCACTAATCACAGAAAGATACCCGTATGCTGAGGTTAAACGTAAGAAAGTTGATGGAAAGCGTTATTACGAAGGTCAGAATAAGCTTCTTCCCTCCGTCACGACCATCCTCTCGGCCAGTAAGTCAGAAGAAGACAAGAAGGGTCTCGACGCGTGGCGCAATCGAGTTGGCGAAGAGACGGCAGAGGCGATACGGAATCAAGCGGCCAGCATCGGGACGGCAGTCCACAAGTTCCTCGAGTGCACGATCAGAGGAGTAGGCTACGACGATATCACCAACAACGGCGTCATCGGTAAGCGTATGGCCAAGGTTATCATCGACAAGGCTTTCTCATCGATTGATGAGTTCTGGGGGACAGAGGTTGCTTTGTACTATCCAACGCTCTACGGTGGGACAACTGACTGTGTGGGTGTATGGAACGGTCGACCGGCGATCATGGACTTCAAGCAGACGAATAAACCAAAGAAAGTAGAGTGGATTGAGGACTATTTTATCCAGTTGGCGGCTTATTCCATGGCGCACGATGCGTTGTTTGGGACTAAAATGGAAGTGGGCGTGATCCTTATGGTGTCAAGAGCTCTTGAATATCAATTGTTTACGATCGACGGCCAACGGATGGATGATTATAAATATAAATGGTTAAAGAGGTGTGAAAAATATTATGGTGAGATGGACAACTAAAGAATTAGTCGCTAGACTAGAGAAGTTTTGTGAGAGCCCCGAGGGAGCTAATGCCAGGGTATCTCTCGCAGTGCCTATGGGCTTTGGATCGAACCCGAACACGAAGTTTGACATCAAAAAGGTAGACTTGGTGCCAAATGCTATTATCGGATCGAAAGAGAAGTACAGGTTGATTATCGTAATACAGGAGATGGAATGACGTGGAAAATGTTTGTTAGTATCACCATCATCGCACTACTGACAACGATCTGCATACAGCAGACAAGATATTTAGAGGCAGACTGGTGCTCGGCAGAGATTGAGCTATTGCGCAATCAGGTGTCCGAGATTCATGGCGAGATTGTGGCGGAATAGTGGCCAAAAAAAGCAAATTTTTTAATGACGAACATGTGACAAGGAGGCGTATACGACGGCCGGGAAGGCATGCGAAGCGACCGAATAAGAAATATTCAAGGAAAAGGCACAACGGCCAAGGGAGGAGACGATAGATTACTTCTCTAAGAGTATTTTCTCTGGCTTTGTAATTTTTGATTGAGAGTGTGATTTTTGATGTAATCATGTAATTTTTGATAAATATTGACTTAAACTACTGTAATATAACAACAAAAAAGTTACATGAGTGATGTAATTTTGATGTAATCTTGAGGTAATTTTTTATGTTTTCTTGTAGTCGTGCGCGTATTTTAGTAATTTTGAAAAAACATCCTAGCAAAAATACTCTATGAGGATATAAATTAGTATGGCCACAAAAAGAAAGACAAGACTATCAGATGCGAATGAGGTTCCTGCAAACGGGAGACCTACAGAGGTCAAGGTAGGCTACAGAACAATTAAAATAAAATACGTCAACCCTAGTTTTATCTTAGATGACATGACAGAAAGCTATGGCGAGTATCGTGCGCGCGAAGGTGTGATTTATATCCAAGATTCGCTAGTGCCCCAAGAAAGGTGCAACACAACTTGGCATGAAATTTTGCATGCGATAGTTTACATCTTCAGTCTCAACCAAGCAAACGGCCCACTCAAAGAAGATGATGCAGAAGAACTGGTTGTGAACACCATATCAAATGCAATGATGGGTGTGTACAGAGACAACCCGTGGCTTTTGGATATGCTTAAAAAATATCTTAATGAGACTTAACTTTTTTTCGCTTGCGGTCCATTGGGCCTTCCTCGACCACTTCTCCCTCAACAATCTTAGGATTGAGTTGGTCGGCTATCGCTTGTAGTTCTTTGCGCACTTCGTCCGGTGTGAGTTGGTCTATCTTTCCGTGCTTGATAATTTTCTGGTCTATGTAAAGTCCGCCTGCCTTTCCGCGTGCGACTTCCGCTTGAACAGCGCTTGCATACGAGCCATTCTCTAACGCCTGTTGTTTGATTTGTTCAAGATCACGCATGTGAGTTTCAAAAGATACACGATACTTTTCGTTAATTTCTTTTCGAAGCTTTGTGATTTCTTGTACAACGAGAGGATAATAGTTTGAGTTTTGTAGCTCAGACGCGGTGCTTCTTGCTCTGTCTTTTGCATAGCCTGCTTCGATGGCACAGTCTGTGGCAGTCTTGCGCCCTTCGTTATATACCAGAAGATTTACAAATTTTATTTGTTGTGGTGTTAAATGTTTGCGTCTCGACATATAGTATGCTGTTCGTTTAATACCACAATATGTAGTATCTTTGAAAAAAAATCAATATTTTTTAAAAAAAGTTATAAAATGCCATTGACTATGGGATAAAAATCAGATTATGATTCGAAATAATTTTAAAGAAAGAGAGAATAATGGAAAAAATTACTATGATCTGGGGAACTGAGGCCGTTAAAGGTACTGAGAAACCAGAAGAAGGATACACTAAAAAAACGTATGCTTTCAATTCTATTGAAGAACGAAAAGCTTTCTTGCTTGGTGTGCGCGAGTGTGATGGTTGGCAAGATCATTGTCTAGTGGAGGACTTAGAGTATGTCAGATAAATTAAGAATAACAAAAAATGATATAGGCAAAAAAATCTACAAGATTGAGTTGTCCGAGTACATGAAAGAATACTTTACTGTTCTAGCATCTAGCGAAGACGAGGCTACAGAAAAGATGTGGGATATAAAAAGTGGTTGGACAAAAGACAGTCAAGTCTTTGCAGAGGACGATGTTGTTCACGAGGGTTGGAAAGATAATCTTGAAGATCTTAAAGTGTTTGAGATGGACACCGTGACTGAGGAGGACTTCGACAAAGATATGCCAGATGATTGGATTTACGAGGGGCTATTCTCATGACAGCAATAAACAAACACGAAGCTTTTGATGAAGCAGAAAAAATCTTAGATTGCTATGTAAACTATGTAGTCAATCACATCTTAACTTTTAACGAGGCAATAGAAATCTTGTTGGCTAGTAGGAAAGTCACTCTGTTTTTTACAGAGGAAGAAATACAAGCCGTGATGAGTTTTGAATTGCAGAAAGGACATACAGTACAATGAAAAAACAATTTATTTTGGATATTAAAGGTGTCGTAATTTACGAGGACGAGTGGGATAGCACTAGAATTATTATACAAACACATGGGTCAGAGGACGATCTTGAATTTAGTAAGGACGACATAGTTAAAGTTATCGAGGAGGATGAAGAATGAAAAAAAGAAAACCACGTTATCTGACGAACGAAGGCCGATTAGTTGTGTTGATTATCGTAATGGGCAGTTATTTTCCAATCAGAGCGATGGTCTCTTGGATATGGGGGGTCTGATGAATAAAGAAGATTTAGACTACGACAAGTTAGAGGTTCAAGTGACTGTCACCTACAAGGGCAAAAAGTGGGACAACTTTGAGGTATCAGACGAAAGTCTGTACAGTATCTACGAGGACATAGATCAATATTTGGAGGACAGTCAATGAGTAAAATAGATTGGCCAGAGTTTGATAGAGACGACTATATTACTGAGGACGAATTGACAGAGGCGATTTACATATTGCGTGATTTTGTTAATGAGCATCATGAGAAAGATGTCAGTAAAAATGTTCGTGGTGCGGTAAAGTATTTAGAAAAAGCTATGGCAGATAATGAATTAGTTATGGTGTACTATCCGTGAGTAAAATAACTGTTGAGCAGGACGAAATTTTTGAATACAATGTTGACGTTGGCTACGAAGAAAACTTTGAAAAGTGGTTGCGTTGGAACAACAGAGAAAGAAGAATATATGGCGAGAAAGAAAGAACAGTCGAAGAAGGCAAGAAGATTTTTAGATCAATCTATGGGGGTGTGTGATGAACAATGATTTAGAGAATTTATTAGTGAGAGCCGTTGATATGTACCAATATAATTTGGAACAATATCCAGAAGAAAACCCTACAATGATAGGGGCTATCGAAGAAATACTTTACGAAATTAGACACGAGGGAAATGATGAATAAAATACTACTAGCCCTTATGTTGTCTATCGGAGTAGCTACGGCAGACAGTCTGTATTGCTATGACGGGGACACTTGCTATCTCAATGACGAGCCGTTGAGATTGCTTGGTGTGGATACACCAGAACTACCCTCAGCCTCTGGCTATCTAGCGAAATACTTTGTGAATGATTGGTTAGCTACGGCAAATAACATAGAGATTGTGTTCTCTGGCAGACGAGGATACTACGGTAGACAACTTGTTGATATTTACATAGACGGACAGAACTTATCTAAGGTGTTAATCGAAAGGGGGTATGGTGAGGTGTATGAGTAAAACCAATTTCACTATTCCATTTTATAAAGCTATGCACGACTATTATAAGAAAGGGGGTGAGAAGATTATGGATATAGGGAATAGATGCGTCCATTGTGGACGAGACACTTCTTTTGGGAGTGGTCGTTTTGTCAATCGCATTCCTGCTGACGCAGACTACGAGGCAGTGGACAAGGACGGCAAAATAATTTTCGCAGATGGCGAGTATCGTGATGGGTACGGTTGTTTTGAATGTTATGAAGACGAAGATGGAGGTAATTTTATATTAGATTAGACATTTAAAAAGTTTCGTGTTATGCACGGAAACCTTGTATGGTTAAAGTTAGGTGTTCCGTTGAATAATGAGTGGTAAAAATGAAACAAAATTTTGGAAACTCATTAAACAACGGACACCAGAAATTCGTTGGAATAGAATAGAAAACTCAGTCAATCGTGGCTTCCCAGATCTAGTTGGAAGCTTTGCAAACTCTCACTTTTTTACAACGGAACTCAAAGTAGCAAATCGCAGTGGTATTGTTGTATTTTCGCCACACCAAATCGCTTGGCATTCAGTAAATAACGGAGCAAAATTTATTATGGTTGAGACCCTCGAGCCGTTGTCCGTAAAACTTTTTCAGTCATCTTTCGCTAGCCAACCAAGAGTAAAATTAACTGACCACGAACCGTTGTCCGTTGTCCAAGATACGCACGACAACGAACAATGGAAAAATTTTCTTGACATTTTACGCATGACGATTATTGGGCCCTCCCGCCCGTAGACCGTGATCTACGCATGACGGTTCACGGGCCCTCCCGCCTATCTACGCATGACGGTCAACGGGCCCTCCCTCCCCAAAAAAAATAAATGTTTCACGTGAAACAATGTATGAGCTCGGCCTGCTGGATGTCAGACCGAGCTCTAACGGCTAACAACACCGCTATAAAGGAGGCACTTTTTGTGCCATTTGTGTCAATGAGGATTTGGCGCTTTAATTTTGATGATATCGCACTTCACACCCTCTCCTCATCTATATAGTTGCATGAGACCTCTAAAATGTTCCATGTTTTGAAAATAAATTTGAAGTGTTGCATAAATACCACACTAAACAAAAGACCCATTTTGGGTAGTTTAATTAGTTGACTATCCCATAAAATACTATACATTTAAATTAACTTTAATTTTAACAAGGAGAAAATAAATGGGATATACTCATTATTGGCGACAGCTTCGAGATTTCACAGATACGGAATGGCAGGAGCTAACACGACTGGCAAAACTCATCACGGCTGACGGTCAAGGTATCTTGGCTAACGAGTATGATGAAG